GGACGTTCTCTAATGTTTACCAACCGTGTAAGACAGGCCATTGCGGCCACCCTTCAAGGCCTGCCGTTGTCCGCGACGGTGGAGGAATTCACCCCGCCGAAGATCGAGTTCGACATGGAACCCATGTCCGGCGGGCGCTTCATCGCCGAAGAAATGGCCAAGAGCGGCAAGGTGCTCGGCGCCACTTTGGTGCTGCAAGGTGCCGGCCCGGAAATCATGTTGGCCCTGGGCGTGCGCCTGGGTGACGACATCCTGCTCAATGTGCGTGAAGCCGGACAAGACCAGGACGGCAAGACCTACTTCACCTACCACACCGTCGGCGGCAAGCTCAAATCCCTGGAGGAGGCGAAGCTGAAGATGGGCGACAAGGTCACCACCACTCTGGAATTGTCCTGCCGCACCTACAACCGTCTGGAAAATGGCATTCCGGTGATCGACATCGACGTGCGCACCCAGAAGTTCGTGCTCAACGGCGTCGACATTCTCGGCGATGCACGCCGCGCGGTGCTGATGCCTTAAAGGCGAAGCGGGCACGGTCAATGTGGGAGCTGGCTTGCCTGCGATGGCATCACCTCGGTGCACCCGACATACCGAGTCGCCTGCATCGCGGGCAAGCCCGGCTCCCACATTGACTGCGCTTAACCTCAAAGATGCTTAACAAGGAATTGCCCCATGGCCTGGATGCCACCGCTGCACATTCTGCTGTCTCCGATCACCGCCGACACTGGCGCGACGATCCAGCAGATTCAACTCAAACCGCTGTTCTACGCCGCGCAAAAAGCCGCGCTGGCCCGGGCCGGTGATGACGAGGACGACCAGTTTTTTGAACTGGCGAAACTCGCCACCGGCCTGTCGGAAAAAGAGCTTGATCAACTCAAACGCCCGGACTACGTGAGCATCGCTCAGTACGTACATGACATGTCGACACGCCCAGCGTCGTTCTTCCTCGATCAGCCTGACGAAGCGAGCCACGACCAACCGGTCCAGCTGTTGCTGGCGCTCGATGCGGCCGGTCGCAGCCTGACCGAACTGTCTCTGGAAATGCCCGCCCTGCGCGCCACCAAAGTGATGAAAAAACTCGCCACCAACAAAGAGCGCGCCGAGTTCATCACCGCGCATTGCACCGGTTTGATGATCCCCGATCTCGCCGGCCTGACTGTGCCCGACTGGACGCAACTGCAGGAGCGCATCGACGATTTTTTAAATCAACCGGCGGACTTCTTTCGCAGCGCGACATCGAAGTAATCCTCGATGTGGTGCCGCTGATTTACTCGGTCAATGAGGTGGAGATCCTCGACTGGGACGCCGGCAAAGCATTGCGCCGCTACGACATTGCGATCACTCGCCTTGGCGTTAAACAGGAGTAAGCGGGATGCAAAACACGTATTCGCTCGCGTATGCCATGGCCAAGGATGGTCAGGGCGTTTTCGGCAGCGCAAATGGCGCAAATGATGCCGGTCTCGTCAATCCAGGCACGTTGGCACCCTCCGTCCCCGAGAGCGCGACGGGGATGGGCCTGGCGTTAACCCATGCAGACTTGAGGCTTAACGAACTCGCGCAGTCCTTGCAGGTACTGCGTGAGAGTGTGGACGCGCTTGAAACATCTTTATCCACACTGAAGACGGCTGATGTGCAGCCGTTGAAATCCGAGGAACACAGCGAATCGAAGACGGTTGCTCAATTCACATCAACCCGGTCCGAAGATCTGCGCCTTACCCGTGAGTCCATGTCGCTGGGCGCCGGGCAACCGCTCGACCCGGTTGCCGCGCAGCGATATTCGAATGCCCATCTTTCGTTTGATACAAAGGCCACTTCGGAGAAGTCGATAACGGTTTTACGAAAGGAAACCACGGAAAGCGCAAGTCTTCTTACCAAGACCCTGGAACCGGCGCCGATATTCCTGGAACCCACATGGTTGCAGGCCAAGACCGAGGTGATGGATAAAGCCAATGACTGGGCCGGCGACTCGCCGCTCGGGGCCAAGACGGTTAAAACGGCAGAGGCCGTGATTTCGGGGTTGGCGGAGACAGTCACTTCCAGATTCAAAGGCAACGTGGTGGATGTGACGCTTGGCAAGATTCCCTTGATTGGGAAGTTTTTCCAGGACGGTGGCTTTGAAAAAGACAAGTCATGCTGCTGTGCAACGGCGGGCGAAAAATCAATGTCGAGCAAGGACTCGGCGCGCGGTGGGGCTTCGGGGAGACAGAGGTCCAGAAAGCCCAAGTCTCAGTCGGCAAAAAAGTCCCAGCCAGCGCGAAAGGCTCAAACAACACAACAGTCTGCGCCAGCGCGAAAGGCTCAAACAACACAGAAGTCTCAAACCTCGCACAAGAAGCAAACGCCTGCAGCGAAGCCACCCGCCGCAAAGCGCTCGCTTGCAAAAGGTGCTGGTTGGGTGGCGTCGCTGTATGGCGTGGGCGAACGCCTTTCGAAGTGGTTTCCCCAGCAGCAGTCGCTTGGGTTTGCAGGTGCCACTTCACCAGGGTTGCAGCCGCGCGTGGCCCGCACGAACAGTCGCAACAAAAAGACGGCCTACCAGCGAATGAGTTCGGGCCGCGCGCCTGGGCTGCTTGAGGCATTGGAGCGGGGGCTTGCGCCCATGCCGTTCGAAGGCCGCCAAGACGCCCCGCCACAGGCTCAGCCCATCAGTCGTGAACGTCTGCCGGCCCCGGCCCACAGCTCACTGAAGATGCCTGCTTCAGGGTTGTGGGGCACGCTGAGCAAACTGGAGTCGTCCGCCGCCCGCCGCCTCGGCCCACTGAAGTACGTCGACACCGCTATGGACGTGGTGCAGGGCGTACGTAACGGTGACGCCAACGCTGTCGGTGCAGGCCTCACCACGGCCGGTGGCGCCTGGGCCGGAGCCTCCGCCGGTGCCGTCATCGGCACGCTGATTTTCCCCGGTGTCGGCACCGCCGTCGGTGGCGCAATTGGCGGCCTGCTCGGCAGTGAGGCGGGCAGCTGGCTTGGCGAGAAATTGTTCAGCGCAAATGATCGCCTGCCCGCGCCTGGTGCGGTGAGCAAAGAGCTCAATGCCGCGCGCACGGACAACGTGCAAGTCACCCTCGCCCCGAGCATCCAGATCACCGGCGTCAACCCGGCCGATGCCCAGCAAGTCGTCAATCAGGTGATCCAGGCCCTGCAATTTCAGTGCATGCCAATGGTCACCGACGCTCTGGGCATTCGGCGCAACGTGGCACTGGCTGACCCTTCAGGAGGTGATTGATGCGACAACAAATGGTCCTGGGCGACTTTATTTTTGGTTTGTCCCGAGGCTTTGCCTATTCCTCGTTGCTGCGCAGTACCGACGGTGGCTGGGCTGACCTGGCGATTATTGCCAGCAAACCCCTGTCACGGCAGAGCGGGCAAAAGCTGGAAAAACTCACGTTCAGCGGCACGGCTATGTACGCCATCGGCATGCAGCGATTGGACGAACTGCGCGCGCTGCAAAACGCACGGGCACCTCTGCCTTTGGTCGATGGCATTGGCCGCAACTGGGGCCTGTGGCGGATCAATTCAGTCGTGGAAACCCAGAGCAATGTGATCGACGACGGCACCGCCATGCTCATGACCTGGACCCTGGAATTAGAGGAATTCGTCAATGCGTAGAGTGCGAAGTATCGCCGGTGATTCGGTCAACCTGCTGCTCTACCGCGAGGTGGGGCGTTGCGACGACGCGGCGGAAGAAACCCTCTGGCGCCACAACCCCTTACTGGCCGAATACGGTCCGGTATTGCCGGCTGGCGTGTGGGTCATCGTGCCTGAAATGCAAGCGCGGCCCGCTGCCGTGCGACCTGTTCTGGCCTGGGATTAAGGAGGCAACATGGCACAGGGTTTTACGCCAATCGTGGAGTTTTATGGCGCTAATGCCGCGCTGCTCAATCAACGCCTGATGCATTGGAGCCATACCGACGCTGCAGGTATCGAGTCTGACCGGCTGGAGTTGACCCTCAATATCGAGGGGCTGGAAGGTTTGCCCAGCCTGAGCGGCAAGATCGGTTTGCGCGTGGGTTATCAGGAGTCCGCGCTGGTGGAGAAAGGCGAGTTCGTGATCACCCAGCGCACGCCCGTGCTGTTTCCCATGCGCTTGATGATCGTGGCGACAGCCGCACCTTTCAGCATGCTCGACGCCAGCGGTTATCGTCAGCGACGGTCGGCCAGTTACGGGCCAACCACGTTGGGCGCACTGTTTCGCCAACTGGTCAGTCGCCACGGGTTTTCACCGCGTGTGGCTCCTGCGCTGGAAGGCATTGCGATTGCCCATATCGACCAGTCCAATGAAAGCGACATGGCGTTCATCACCCGCCTTGCGAAGCGCTACAGCGCGGTCACCAAACCAATCAACGAGCTGTACGTGCTGGCCGAGGCGGGGCAGGTCAAATCACTTTCCGGGCAACTATTACCGCAGGTGAAGCTGTCCGTGACCCAGGACAATCGCCCCGGTGATCAAGCCTTCATCACCGCCAAGCTCGACGAAACGTCCCGCTCCAAATACATGGGCAGCCGCGTGACCTGGTGGGATGCCGCAGGTGGCAAACAACAGGTCGTCGAGGTGGGAGTGGCCCCATTCAAAACCTTGCGCCAGCGCTGCCAGAACCAAGCCGAGGCGCGTGCCGTGGCTGAAGGCGAACTGCGACGTGTGGGACGCGAAGGTTTGAAACTGCTGATCGATTGCCCTGGCAACCCGCTGCTGGCCGCTGAGGGCTTGCTGGTGCTGGATGAAACCTGGCCTTCGTATATGCAGGGCCAGTGGTCGATGAAACAGGTGGTGCATGTTGGCGATCCGGTGACTGGGTATCGCAGTTCGATTACAGCGAATGGGTTGTCGGCGTGAACAGGTAAGTCATTCGAAGCAGCAGTTCACTGATGTTGGAGGAACTTATGTTGAGAGAGCTTCGATGCGGAAACTGCAAAAAACTCCTTGCTCGAATAGGTGAGGTTACAGAACTCCAGATCAAATGTTCCCGTTGCGGGACGTTGAACCATGTGAAGGCCACGCGCCTCGAGCCATCGCCCATGAGCGCCATACGCCCAATATAGAGGCCTGAACTTAAATCAGCTCAGTAACGGAGTTTAAAATGGAAAACGCAAATTCGGCGTCTCAAACCTTGCAAGATCTTTGGACCCAAGTGCAACCGGTGGATAACACCGGCATGCTTAGGCGCGTGGTTTTTGGGGACGGCAAGTTTTATGCGGCTGGTGGCAACGGTCTTCCCACAACCACTCAGCTTGTCAGCGGAGGCGCGACTGGTACAGCGTGGACCAAGCTTAAGGACGTCGTCACCTCTGATAGCGCAAAGGTCCTCAATGACCTGTACTGGAACGGTCTTGGGACACAGCTTCAAGCCGTTTCTCAATCCGGCAATGTGGCCTACGGCAGCACAGCACGCCCTGAAAGGGCTTGGACAAACATTACGGCAACTGTTCGCGCGTCCGGAGACTTGCAAGGCATTGTGTATTATCAGCCAATTTCCGGCAGCGACGCGACCTGGATCCTGGTTGGATCTAACGGTAAAGTCTTTTCCCGTTATGGCGATTGGTCAGGCCAGGTGGAGCGCACTACGACCTTCACTTCTGACGAGACTGTGTACTGCGTCAACGTCATTGGCGTTTTTGTGTTGGTTGCGGGATCGAATGGGAAGCTGCTTAGCGCTGTGAAGATGGCGACGGGTAATCCGCAATCATTCTCGACCGTAACCAGCACCTTCGGCACTAGCACCATCCTTTCCATGAAGCTTTGCAACGGGAAAATGTTTATCGTTGGTGCGGATGGCAAGATGGCATATTCACCCGATGGGCTTAACTGGACTGCTGTTGCAGATACCAGTTTCGGTGGAACCATCATCCGCGACATTGCTTACGGTAATGGCAAGTATGTAGCTGTCGGCGACGGCGGCAAGACAGCCGTTTCCGAGGATGGGATCGGCTGGGTTCAGCAAGCCAACACTTTCGCAGGAACCGATATCCGGAGCGTCGCCTACGGCAACGGCAATTTTATCGCTGTTGGTGCAGGCGGCAAGATTGCTTACTGGACTCCATGACCTTCTAGCTCCTTGCGTAATAGAGCCCAGCCGTCGCGCTGGGCTTTTTATTGCCTAATTTTCCCCCAGCGCCTACTACGCGCAGATCGGTGCTACCGAAATCGAAAATGCAAAACAGGCCGACTCGATTACACCAGAGCAGCGCTGGTTCCTGAAAGGGCTCACCTTCGGACCTATCAATCGTTAATTCCAGGCCTCGCCATTGAACGGGGACGTTTGCCCCAAGCCGTTCGTCCATTGATTGGCACTGACCATGACCTGCCAGCCTCTCATGTTCAAGCGCGGATATCCCGAGCATAAAAACGGAGAGTCAGCATGGACATCGATAAGAATGCGCCAGGCAATATTTCTCAGCAGGAAGTCACACGCGGCACTGATAACGAGACAGGGCATGACCCAAGGCGTGATGAGGACAAGATCCCGCTGCCGCCTGACGACGATGCACCTCTCGAAGAGGATATGTCGGATGTGGACGCCGCTGATTCAGTAGCGAGCGAGCATCCTGACAACTGAGTAAAGTCAGCTAGCAAACCCGGCGATTGTGTCGGGTTTTTTATTGCCCACGGAAAGGGTAATTCAGCAAAAGGAATTTGCAGATGTTGAAAGAATTCAGATGCGGTAACTGCAAAAGACTTCTCACCCGCACGGGTGGGTTTACAGAGCTCCAGATCAAATGTTCCCGATGCAGGACGTTGAATCATGTGAAGCCCGCGAGCCTCGAGCAATCGCCTTTGAGCGACATGAAAGCGGAATCTTCCGCGACAAGTCATTCGACTCAATAGGTGAGTACACATGAACACTATATTGAACTTCTTCGTCTCTGAGAGCGCCAGGTCGCAGCATTCGCGTGCGGTTAATTCAAGGCGCGTGTGCTGCGTAATAGCTAAAGGATGGATAGGAAAAAGGGAGGCTCTATGTTTACGATTGACTACAACACTTATCGCACGCTTAAACCTTACGGCAAACGTGTACGTTTCCTGGTGTTGCACTACACCGCGTTGGACTTTTCTGGCTCGGTCAAATCGCTGACCACCGGGGCTGCAAGTGCGCATTATCTGATCCCGGATCCAATCGATCCGAGCTACATTGCGGCGGGCTTCAAAGGGCAGAAAATTTTCAGTCTGGTGGCGGAAGAGGACCGTGCGTGGCACGCAGGTGTCAGCCAGTGGGCCGGTCGTTCAGGGTTGAACGACACCTCTATCGGTATCGAGATTGTTAACCAGGCCACGGATGTCGACGGCGTTTTCACGTTCCCTGACTTCCAGGCTTCGCAAATCAGAGCCCTCAAGCAATTGGCGAGGAACATCCTGCAACGTTACCCGGACATGTCGCCGAAAAACGTGGTAGGCCATTCCGATATTGCGGTCGGTCGCAAATCAGACCCCGGCCCCAAGCTTCCCTGGAAAGACCTTGCGCAGGCAGGTATCGGCGCCTGGTACGAGGATTCAGTCAAAGACAAATACCTCCAGCAATTCAGTGGCGAAATTCCTGAGCGTGACCAAGTGGTTCAGGCGTTTTCCCGCTATGGGTACGGGATTGAAACGCCCACTTCTGATGGTTTTTTCAGTGCGCTGGTACGGGCTTTTCAACTGCACTTTCGGCCTGAAAACCATGATGGCGTGCTGGATTGCGAAACCTGCGCGATCTTGTATGCACTGAATGAAAAATACGCCTGAGTTCGTGCGGTACTCAAAGCTCGATCTTCATTTCGAAGCGCCGAGGAGGGCAACATGGTCCTGTCCGAGCAACAGTTAGTTAAAGTCTTACCACGCTCACGGCTTAAAGCCGGCGTTTTCATTTCTGCGTTAAACGCGGCCATGTCACACCACCAAATCATCACACCTGAGCGCATGGCCGCATTTCTTGCCCAGGTCGGCCACGAATCCGGCCAGTTGCTCTATGTGCGAGAACTGGGCAGCGATCAATACCTGAGCAAATACGACACCGGCACCCTGGCGGCGCGTTTGGGCAACACCCCCGAGGCCGACGGCGATGGCCAGAAGTACCGGGGCAGGGGGCTTATCCAGATCACCGGGCGGCGCAATTACCTGGCGTGCAGCCGGGCGTTGTTCGGCGACGACCGCCTGTTGCAGCAACCGCAACTGCTGGAGCAGCCGCAATGGGCGTGTGCGTCCGCGGCATGGTTCTGGCAGAGCAATGGTTTGAACGAACTCGCTGACAAAGACCAGTTCACCACTATCACACGGCGCATCAATGGTGGCCTGAATGGCCTGGACGATCGCTTGCAGCTCTGGGCGCGGGCGAAGGCGATATTGGGCGTTTCCTGAGGCAGGGTGCGCGCCGTCGGCCATTAGTGTCTTGATGCACTCTGCAACTTGCATGGCCGATAGGCTCCTGTAGGGTAGGCAAACCCCCGCCCATTCCTGGAGACGACCGTGAAGGAAATCACTCAACTGGCCGCTGAACTGGGTCGCCGTTTGCAGGTGCTCAATGCCCACGTCACCACTGCCGAGTCGTGCACCGGTGGCGGTATCGCCGAAGCCATCACGCGTATTCCGGGCAGTTCGGCGTGGTTCGAGGCCGGGTATGTCACTTACTCCAATCGGCAGAAAACCCGGCAACTGGGCGTACCGGAGGTGTTGTTCGCCAAGGTCGGCGCGGTCAGCCAGGAAGTGGTGGAAGCGATGGTGCGCGGTGCGCAGGAAAAAAGCCTGTCGCGCTTTGCCGTGGCGGTCAGCGGTGTGGCAGGGCCGGATGGCGGTTCGCCGGACAAACCGGTGGGCACCGTATGGCTGGCGTTTGGCGTGGGCGATGAGGTGACGGCCGAGTTGGCGCACTTCCCCGGTAACCGCGACGAGGTCCGCCGACAAACGGTAAAGGCCGCACTGGAGGGCTTGTTGCGACGAGCTGCAGCAGAAATCGAAAATCAGGGGTAGGCGATCCCGGATCTTTGTGGAACAATACTGT